AATTCTGGTTCTAAAGAAAAGTTTGTTAGATGGATTATGATATAATATCTTTTTATTTACTGATTGTGTTTCATTTTCAATAATATTGTTAATTGATTTTTGCGGAACACTTATTTGCGATACTGCATATGGACTAAATCATCCAAATATATTTTTAACTGAGTTCTATTGCAGAATATGATCCTGTCTAGTTACTATATTAAATGTAACCAAATTTTTATTTTCATTACTTATTGCGTAATTAAAAACATTTTTACTACGTTTTTAATTAAGGAATTAACTTAATATTTGCTTCAAATAAAAACAAGCCCTATCCATAATTAGGAAACGACACCCATAATATTAAAAGTCTAAGTTACGAAAAAAAAAGATTTATGTAAAACATAAAAAATTTTTTTTTCGTAACTTAAATAAATAAGAATGCAAACAGTCTCTTACACAGGAAATTTTTTTAATGGGGTTTCGACTCGTTATGGCACGGTTACTTTAAGTGGTACTAAGATAGTACATGTTAATGAGCATGAAAAAGATAAAAAAGACGCAGTAAACACGATCTTTCTCGAAGACGATCAGATACTTATTCCTGGTTTTATCGATGCACATGGTCACGTTGGAACATTACTTGGAAATAAAATTTTGCATATGATTCCTCTACCACCTTCTCCTGTGGGATCAGTTAATACTATAGATGAATTTTTCGCTACAGTACAGAAAGAATACATGAAAGATCCATATACATGTATTTTAGGAGTTGACTACGATGACAGTTTTTTAGGTCATCACCCTACCTACGATATTAAAATGTTAGATGGGCGTTATCTACTGAAAGAGATAGAAGCTATAAATGATAAATTTTTGTTCATTCACTGTTCTGGTCATATGGCTGTGATGAGCAAAAGCTTTCTGAAAAATTACTACGACGTGATCGATGACGACGGAAGGGTTATACTTAATTGGCAGGATCGGCCACATACAGAAGACAATCCTAGACCTTTTCTTCCTTTCGACCTCGATCTTATCGAGGTAGACGCAGATCGACGTCCAACTGGCTTGATAAAAGAAGCAGCGTGGCTTGCTTTCGTACCCTACCTGGCAACTTTGTTCAGCCAAGAAGATTCATTACGTATAGCTAAAATATTCGGTGACCTGCAAAATGAAATTCTGTCGATGGGAATCACTAGCATCCAGGATGGAGCTTCGAGTCAAGAAACTTCAAGTATGTTCAAGGCCTTCGATGACTTGGGCCTAATGAAACTATCCATTTTTGCGTTTTGGAACTGTCAGGATATTACTGGCACCGAAGCTGAGAGTGCAGTGTGCGACATTCTTTCCAAGCACAGTTCATACCCAAGTACCGAGACATGTCGAGTGTTTAACGCTGGTGCCAAGTTATTCCTTGATGGCAGCCCACAAGGAGGTACAGCCGCCGTTACTGAGCCGTATTTGAATACAGACAATAGAGGAGTATTGAGCTGGGAAGGAAAAGAAGAGGAACTTAAAGAAAAGTTGCGTATATACATTTATGAAGCGAAGACTCGATTGACCGCTCACTGTAATGGAGATGCTGCTATCGAGCAGCTTATCAGGTTATGTGGCGAAATTTTCGACGAACGTCACTGTGAACCGTTTCCATCACCTGCTGTGATTATACATTGCCAGCTCATGTCAAATCACAACAAACATAAGCTGTTAAAACTCAGAGAACGAGGATGCGACCTTCGACCAAGTTTTTTTCCACAGCATACGTATTTCTTTGGTGATTATGAAAGTGAAATCCTAGGAAAACATCGTATAAGCCAAATGAGCCCTTGTCGGTGGGCGGAAAAAAACAAGGTACCTTTCACTATTCACGCTGACGGTACAGTAACGCCTTTTTGGCCAAAGTACCTCGTATCAACAGCAGTAAACCGCACCGGCAGAAGTGGTCACATTCATGGAGACGACGAGTGCATTAGTGTAAATAGTGCATTACAGGCACTAACATCAAGTGTTGCGAGCCAACTCGGTATTGATTACATTGGTGGATATGGTAGGATCTCGGAAGGTTACATGGCAGACGTCGTTATTGTTCGAATGTCTAAAAAGTACAAGCCACCTCCATTACATAAAATTTCATCAGATACCTTTGGGACAAACGCAGACGGTCATTTTGTGGTGGACGCAGTCATAAAGCACGGGGAAGTGGTTTACAAAAATAGTAATCAACCGGATCTACCCTCCTACAAGAAATGCAAACCGTTCAAATACCACAAGTGTCAGTGTTAAAATAAATTGTTTCTTGAGATTTTGTTTTTGCATAATATAATTCAGCACTAATTTTTTTTTAACATTTCGGGTGATATATTATATATCATGCGAGATGAGGAAAATCTTTTTTCTTTTTGTTTTCTAAATAATTTCAAAAATTCGTAAAAATTTTCCTTTGGATTATCTTTTTTATTTTGCTCCTCCTCCACCTTTTCAGAAGTTTAAGTTATAAAGAAAAGTTTTTGATTACAAAAAAATAAAAGCAAGTACACTTTTATTTTTATATAGTATGAAATATGATTTTACAAATCTAACAAAACGGTAAAAAAGGAAATACCTTCTATTTTATAACCTAGTATTCGAATATTATTTAGTGTTTGTACACCTTTAATTTTATATAAAACAATATCGGTAGAGTTAACATAACCATAAAGATTAAATTCATACCGATTTTTTGAATCTTTTGCATCATAACCGGGATTATATCCTGATTCAAACCAAGTTTCTGCAATCGCAAAAGCTTTTTCTAAAGTTGTGGTGTTTTGTGCCAAAAAAAAAGTATTATTATCTACTAATTGGTTTTGAAAAAAGTAAGGCAATTGTAATTCTTCTTGTACAGAATTATTAATACGATTATTATGTTTCTTTTCTAAGTTCCATTTTTCTACAGAATCATCACCATTTAATATAACTTGTTGTGGGTGTTGATCAAAATCTGTTACATCAATGTAAAAATTTTCAATAATTTTTTTTTCATGATATTTTTCTATTTTCTTTCCAAAAGAACGTAAAGATAATCTAAGTGTGTAAAGTAATCTTTTTAAAGTTTCTTCTGATTTAACTACTAACTTATTATCATTCATCACACAACTTTGCTCATTAAAAATATTACTTACTTTTTTGTATTTAAATTTTTTGTCTATTTTTATTTTTTCTTGCGCAAAATCGTTAATTGTGTCTGGATCCGATAATAATCGTCTAGGATCTTCTTTTAAGTATCTTGAAAATAACCAAAACATATATTCAATAATACAACGAGTTAATTGTTTGTATTTATTATGTTTTTCTAACACTGATACCGATTTTGTCGGATAATTCTCAACTTGATCTATTGTTGTCAAATCTTCAAATTTTTCATCATCAAGAACTGGAATTGATACTTTTATATTACCAAAATTAAAGTACAGTTCTTTTAATACATCATTAACTACACGTTGTCCTGTTAATACCATACTATTATCATTTGCAAAATCAATCGCTACTTCGTTTGGAATTGTTGTCGCAATCCAACCTTTTTCTTCGATAATTGGAAAAGGCTGAATTGGTTCGGTAAGTAACGTTCCAATAACACCTTTAAATTTAAATTTTAACATTCGACATTTACCGTAAGAATCAATTCCTTGATAAAAAAATAAATCAGAAACATTTACATCTTCTGGGAGTAACGATTGTTTAATTTCAATATTAAGTACGTACGTTTGACACATACGATTAAAAATTTTTCTAACTCCTTTAGAAATTTTAGAATTATAAGGAAGTGCATATGTCAAATCTTTTTTATCCGTTTTTTTCCATTTTATAATTAATTCACAATGTACACCTTCATAGATTCCTTTATCAGCATTGCTACCAATATGTTCGTATATGAAAACACAATTTGCGTTTCGTTTATTTTTATAATACGCTTGTGTATGGCGAGGAATAATAAGTTCTCCATCTTCGTTTGTTCGATTAAAAACAAATATATTACAATTAAAATATTGCTCCAAAAGAGATGTAAAGAGACTCGGGTTCATATAGACTTCTGGATTTCTTATAATATTAATAATTTCTTCTGTTGTGTAATCGTACATTTCTTGTCTGCATAAAGCTGCGTTTTCTGGAGTAGCCATTTTTTCTCTTTCTTCAATCAATCGTTTTTCAGTATCATCAGATTCTAAAATATCAGTGTCCATAGCTTCCATTACACATTGCAAAAAAGAACTATTTCCATTATACATACCTTTTCTAACATAAGTATATTCCTGATCATAATCAAAAATTTCAAAAAGTTTTTTTATATTATCTGGCAATGTACCATACGAGTCTTGATTTGCAAATCGTTTTGTTTTTATTAAATCTTGTTGTTCAGCTTTTTTTTCAGCTAATTTTTCTCCAAATTCATAATGTCGTAAAATGCTACCACAATCTTTTTTATTATGTGTTTTTTTATAACAACAAGGTAAATAAGGAACCACATCGTTATTTTCTAACGGATTATCACGTAATCCAGGAAATTTAGCAACAGGATCTTTACAAATATATTTACGTGATGGAAAATTTTGAGTACTTTCTGTTTCTTTTGGATATGTCATTATTTCATAACCATCTTTTAACGCTTTCTCTAATTCTTCATCATCATCAATTATTGTTGGTGCTTGTGGACACCTTTGAGGATATCCTGTCACAAATACTTCGGGCGCGATGTCTTTAATTGTTAATTTGGTACGTTTTTGCGTTTTAGATTGTTTGATTTTATCAAAATCTTTGATGTATTCACTGTAAAAATCAACTATTGTTTGATATTCTTGATCATATACAATCATTAATTTTGAAAATAATTCTTGAAAAGCTTGTACTGCATTTATGTTCTCAGCAGATGTAATTTTAACACGAATATAGTAAGTTCCTTGTTTAAATTCAGCTTTATTTTTACCTCTTAATTCTGGATCGTTTCTTTCGGCTATTTTTTCTGTTAAATTAGCAGTTAAATTACCTATTTTAGGATTATAAAAATGAATATATACACTTTCTTTCTTTTTACTAGCCTTATCACTTTCATTTATCGACATTAACGAAGAAAATGTCGGATTGTTCATAACAAGATCAGCTATAACGTATTTATTCATATTGTGATTGGGAAAGTAAAAAGAACCATTTACGCGAGTTTCTGTAATATTTGTTGCAAATATAGACCCTAAATTAGTAATTGTATTTAAAAATCTCGAAATTAGTTCTTTTTGAGATAAATATTTACCGTTTGCACTTATAAATGTTTTCATAGTTACCTTTGCAGTCTCGTCACCTTCAACAGAAACGAAAGTATCAATATAATCTTCAATCTTCGAACCTTCTATTGTTTTTTTTGTTAAAACTTTAAAAAGAATAACAGATTCGTCATAAAAACTCCAATCTTCAGGTGGAGTAAAATTTTTGAATATTTTAAAAAATTTATTAATGCATGCGAACGGAACTTCATTATTTAATACAATATTGTTAAACAACTCCATAACAGTAATATTTTTTACATCTATAGTAAAATTAAATTTTACGCTTTCTAGTTCAAATTCAGTGTATTGAATTCTTTTATCAATTTCTTGAAAATTTGTAAACAAACCTTTTTCAACTAATGCATCATCTTTATTTTTTTTAATAAGTTTTGATATTTCCTCTCTTTTGTCCTTACTTTTTTCCCAATATTTTTTTATCTCTTCAATTCGTAAATCCAATCCAATTGTTTCAATATCCGTTTTAAACTTTAAAAAAATATGACCTAAATCTGTTCTTTTGGATTCAAGTTTTTTATAATTTTCAATTAATTCTTGATTATACGCAAAAAACAAAGAAAGAATATCAAGAACCTGTAGATTTTGTTGTTCTAGTTTGTTTTCTTGGTTTAATTCGTTTATTAGTTCTACAAACTCTTTCTTAGTAATTATGATAGTATTTAAAAGATTTTCGACTTTTATAGGAGTTTCTTTATGAAGTTCTTCTAAAGAAGGAATTCCGTCATTAAAATATAAAAATTTTGGTATAGTATTTAGTTCCGATGCTAAACGGTTAATAACACTATCTTGCGTGTCTAATTCATAAACGAACAAATCTTTATGTTTAAAAATTTCGTTAATAAAAACAAAGCGAACCATTTTTAATTTAAGTAATGAAACTTTAAAAAAATCAGAATCTTGTTAATTAGTAAAAGATGAAAGAATTGAAAGAATTTAATGACAATGTACATTATATGGAAGATTTTGATTTTGACAAAAAAGGAAACTTGATTAATAAACAAATTCCTACAGATATGCTTGTTTTGATTATGATACAAGCATCTTGGTGTAAATTTTGCAAAGACTCAAAGCCAGCTTTTCAAGATTTTGCCAATCAAATGTCAAAGAATGTATTTTGTGGAACTATACAAGCAAATGGACATAAAAAACCAAAATCAGAGATTCCTCTTGGAAAACGTCTTAAAAAAATTATACCAGATTTTAATGGTTTTCCAGATTATGCTTTGTATAAAAATGGAAAAATTATTAATGTAAAAACAACCGACAGAGATGTAAATAGTTTAAAAAAATTTTGTGAGCCACACATATTAAAAACAAATGTAATTAGAAAGTAACAGTTAATGAACATCTCAGATAATTATAAATACAATAAATAATATTATTTATTGTATTTGAATTATACAACACTCTGTATTTTTTCCATTATTTTTTTATGTCTATCAGAAATTTTATGTTTTTTCATACAATAATGAGTAACTATCATTCCACATTCACATTCTTCCTTTTTTTGTCTTTGAGTTGCTATCTTTGTCTTATAATTTGCTTTATAATATTTTTCTCTTTCTTCTAATATATGTTCTTTATTATCTTGATAAAAATCTTTTCTTTGCTCTAATATACTCTCTTTGTTCTCTTCATAATATTCCATAACATTTTCTATTACTGCTTCTTTATTTTTTTCATAATATTTTTTATGTTTTTTAGCTATATCATCCGCATTTTTTTCATAATATTCTTTTTTAATAGCAGATAATATTTCTTTATTATCTTCGTAATATTCATGCATTTTTTCTTTAATTTCCTCCTTATGTTCTTCTTGATATTTTATATTTCTTTCTTTTTGTTTCTCTTTATCTTCTTGTATTGTTCTTTTAGGGTATATAGGCTCGTCAATACCTTCATAAAACTTTAAACACTCGTCAAATATATTTGTAAACACTTTGATATCTTCTGTAGGTAATAAAAATACATCTCTACCAGCTTTACATCTATATTTTTCAAGTTTTGTTAGAATGACACTTTCTAGTATATCCATCAATTTTGAGTTTTTGCAAGATATATAATAAATAACTTTGAAATTATGTAACTTATTGTGATTGTAAGACTCTTTTCTCTTGGATAAATCTAGTGCTTTTCCTACATTATATTCACCATTCTTTTCACTTTCTTCTGAAGTCATAAGATACACTACATTTTTTTGATCAACTACTTCTTTTGGTTGTTTTACATATTTTTTCCTTAATTTTTTAACCTCTTCTTGACTTTCTTCTAATTGTTTTTTAGATGTATTGATAATTTCTTCTTTCTCTTCTGTTAATAACTTTATCCGCTCCTGTAATTTGTATTCCAAATCTTTATCAGATTTTTCATTTCCTATCTCGACTTTTCCAAAAAGTAGTAACTCTCTAGTCCAACGAGAAACTTGTAAAGCAAAACTTGGTGATATCCACTGTGCTAGATGTATACCTAAATCCGGATGAATCCAACTTCCTTGTTCAAACTTAGAACTATTGCCTTTTTTAATATCAATTAATTGTGAAGTCGGAATTCCGACTTCACTTTCTGAAGTGTAAATTAATAGTTTTGTTGTTTTATTTTCAAACCAGTGCTTAAATTCTTTTCCACCTGCTTTACATAACATAGTAGCATTTATATATCCATCTTCTCTCATTGGAATAATAATAGAAGATCCATCTGTTAGATTCAAAGTACAATTAAACAATCCGTCAGATATTTTTGTTAATTTGGATTTTTCATCTTTTATAATCTTATTTTCTTCTTCTAATTTATTTGTTTGATCAAGAACTTCTTTTGGTTGTTTTACATATTTTTTTCTTATTTTTTTAACCTCTTCTTGACTTTCTTCTTCTTTATTTATAGCTTGTTCTTTCTCTTCTTTTAATTTATTCTTTTCATCTAAAATCTTTTCATCTAAAATCTTTTGATACTTATATTCACCTATATTTCTAATAGATGGTAATATCTTTTCACACACAAATTCTTGAAATGGTTGTGCGATTGGTTTTTCGGAGCGCATAATAATTTTATATAAACCCGCTTCATTTACAACACATGTTGTTTGTTGACCTTGAGTAAAAGTTTTTACTTTGAGTAAACACTTCCAATTCTCAGGGATATTACGCAATGTTGCGGTTACATTACTCAAACCTAATATTTTACATATATCTTTAACTACAAACATTGGATTTTCAGATGTACCTAATACTCTGATAGTTTCATTATTAAAAGATAAGTTCATATCAATTGAGTTTATTAAATCAGTCATTTTATAGTATATTACAAATCCTTAAGTGTGTTTTAATTCTTTAATTATTTTAATACATCAATTTGAAAATAATATATTTTTTTGCTAATATAACTTAGGTTTTTTCATTTCTACAATTACTACTATTTAAAGAAATATTATTTATATATAGAAATGTATTATTTGACATCTCAACATTTGTATTAAGAATTAGTTAATAAAAAAATTGCGACTTAAAGTTGTAACTTTTTTAATTAAAATGCCTATAATCTTCAAATGTAAATCAATGGAAGCGTATCAGATAAAAATACTTGCAGAATTATTGACAAATAATTTAAAACATGGATGTTTTGATTTAACTGATGATGGGATTACACTTCGTATGTTTGATCAACCTAGAAGAACGTTGGTTGATATGAATTTACAAGCGGAAAATTTCTCTTTATATAAATTTAAATCGGATGATAAATTTTGTCTAGGATTAAACCTCAATCACTTTCATAAGATGTTAAAAAGTATTAAAAAAAAAGATTCTTTACAGTTGTTTATTAATTCTGAAACACCTAACGAACTTGGTATAAAAACGATACCAAAAGAAAATACACGTATTACTACATCTGGAATTAAAATTCAAAATATTCAAAATGTAGAAGCTGATGTTCCTTTGGGGTATGGAAAGCCAGTGATTGTTCCTTCGCCCGACTTTCAAAAAATGTGTAAAGAACTTAGTAGTATTGGAAGTACAAACATTCGTGTAAAAGCTAGAGGTTTCCATATTGATTTCATTGCTGATGCAGATGGTATTTTAAAACGTAAAGTAAGATTAGGAGAAACGGATGATTCAGATGAAGAAAATGAAGTTGAACAAGTATCAACTTTTTACGAGGCTACTTTTACAACAGATCAATTTACACGTATTAACAAAATTGCAGGACTTAGTTCAACAATGCAAATTTTTTCTGGATCTAATGAGTTACCTTTGCTTTTCCGTTCAAGTGTTGGTAGTTTAGGAAAGATTTCCGTTTACATAAAATCAAAAGAACTTTTGGATAAGGAAATGTGTGTTTCAGAATCTGATAATAGCGATATCGAATAATAAAATGGCGAACATTCTTTATTTTACAATAAAGAATAATAATAATAGATTAAAATACTTTTACCATAGACGAATCTCTAGGAAATTCTAATAAAATGCTTTCATCAATATACATTTTTCCTTCTCGTATATTAGGATATAAAACATCCATAAGTTTTACATAGTGAGAACAATTCTTACTCCATACATACGTAAGAAAATAAGATAACGAATCTTTTTCTCTTATTATTTTGTTTATCTTATCTTCGTTGGATTCTTTTTCTAAATTTTCTTGGTATTTTGATAATATATCAAGAACTATCCTAATCTTATCTGGTAGTTCTGAAAAATCATACTCATTATCAATCAATTTTTGATACAGTCTTTTTCTAAACATAAATTTTTTGTCGGTATTTGAGACGCTATTAACATAATCATAATCACGAAACTCTGGATATTTTATATACCAATTTTCAAGATCATTTTTTTTCCATATATCATTTAGTTTTATTTTTTCCGTTTCAAAATTTTTTAGAAAACTTGTTAAAAAATCTTTTATTTTGTGTACAGATGTGTTGCAAATCTTAGTTACAATATCTTTTTTCGTTTTACTTTCATAAGAGAATCCGTTTCTCTCGTACCAATATACACCGTATTTCATCAAGCTTAAAAATTGTAAATCAACTGTATTTCCATTGCATATAATGTACGATTCATCCGATAGTTTCAGCATATTTATGTCTGATGACTGTCTACATATTTCATCAACAAGACGTAATAAGAATGATCCCTGTGATGTTTCTGGTAGTGGACACTCATTTTCATATACATTGAGTACATGTATGTATGCAAAAGGTTTTGTTTTATAGATTGAAAAATCAAGACAATCATTTTTTCCTATTATTCGAATATTTATTTCAAGTTCGCTTGTTTTAACAGTGCATGGTATCTTAATATTATCATAAACTAAAATAATATTTCCATTAACATTATTTAGTTTAGACCCCTCTTTCAAATCTAAATTAATTTCAACTTTAATTTCATCATTAATAGGAGAATATTTGTAATTAATCTTTTTTGGACTGTTCCATTGAACTTGTTCATTACCTTTATCATCAAAATATCTATAATAAAATGATCTGTAAGTAGAACTAAACCATCGTTCCCAACCTTTAGGTAATAGTGTTTTTTCATCTTCATAAGTTAAAAAGCATATTTTTTGTTCCATTGTTATATAATTTACCAAGACAATTTTTTGATTCGAAATTTCAATTATTTGCCATGTTTGATTCATTTATTAATTTAATTTTATATATATAAAATTAAATTTTTATTGTGGAGATTTTATTTCAATAAGTGTAATATTTTTGAACTCAAGATGTTACGCATTTTGTCAATTATTTAGGTGCCTTTATTCTGCTCATATATAATCCTATTGGATCACCCTTAGAATAACAACACAATGGTGGATCTGTTGATATACTTGAATAAGTTGTTCCGCAAACTTGGCATTCAAAATAAAATAATTTAGATGATTCGACGATTGGCATTTTGTTTTATAAAACAAAATACAATTAATATTTCAATTTTAAATAAAAAGATGTTTTTACTCAATAAGACCATTTACGGCACGGTTGAAGGATAATATACGACCGCATGCTATAATTGGAATAAAACACATTCGTGAATAATGATCAGGAACAGCAGTAATAATTCCTAACCCAATAAAAAGACCAACACTACTTCCTATTGTATTAAAAACAGATACTTTTGCATATATTTCTCCAATATTCTCATCTGTAGCCAATTTTTGAATACACTTTGCATTAATAGCTCCAAACCCAATAAAAGATATATTACTTAAAATATTAGAAACACCTGCTACTGGTAAAAAGTATTCTGGTAACATAGGAGTAGCACATATCGATACATAAGAAAGTTGTTGTAAAATATTAGAATAACCCAAGAATCTTCTAGGTTCTTTATCTGCTTTTTTTCCACTTTTAGAAATGTATGCTAAACATCCTATTTGTCCTATAATATCTTTTCCTATATAATTTACTGTTCTAATAGTTTCAACATCAGAACCAATTGCATGTAGCATACTGTGAGTTGCCATAGCACTTTCCATTGAAACTAAAACATTTGAAACAAAAGACCAACCAACATATTGAATGTATTTTGGATGAACATTTCCACTTGGAAAAAAAAGACAACGTAGCTGTTTCATTTTTTCATATTTTTTTAAATTTAACACATTAACTCAAATTTAAAAATTTGTTACTTTTATTTTTTGTTACTTAGACTCACAAAATTATCTCAATTTCAAAAAAAATTGAGAAATTAAAAATACTCTTGACGGGACTCGAACCCGCAATCTCTCGATTAGAAGTCGAGCGCCTTATCCATTTGGCCACAAGAGCACATACTATTTAATAGTATGTGCTCTAAATAAAATGGTTTGACAAAAACATTTGAATTATAATCTATGGAAGTAATATTTCTTATCTTATAAGTAGATTTCTTTAAACGAAAATTATTTATAAAGTTAGAAACTATTTTCTATATAAATTCTTCTCTTGAGTCAAGTGTTTAAATCTATAGTGGATTGAACTTTTTTTCAACACTTTTACGTATTCCTTTTTCAACGGATGCAACAATTTTAACTTCATCATCTGGAGGAATAATAAATCTAAAAGATTTGGAATCTGCTGTAGTAACAATTGTAGGTATTTTCCATTGAGATTTTTTTTCTTTTTTATTTATGTAGTAAACATTACCACACTTACTTGTTTTTTCTTGCCAACCAGAAGGAACAGATATTTTTTCATCTTTATATACAAGACTTGGATCGTCCCATTGCACATGATTTGTCTTTTTATGAGAGTAGTAATATTTGCCAGGTGCATTTTTAAGGCTCAAATGCATTTCCCATCCAGTAGGAAGTTTTTTTAACGTTGTTGGTAATCCCCACTGTGATTCTCCCGTTTCTCTATTTACATTGTACGTTTTTTTATGCGTATCACTAACCATTTCATACCAGCATATTTTGTCTCTTTCCATTTATATATTAGAAATATTAGTTTAATTTTTTTCATAAGTGATTATTAAAAAATAAAATTGGTTTAATCATAATCTGTCCAAGACTGACGAATGTCCACCAAACTTTTCAAAAAAGAACCTGTCATACGCTATGTCATTTTGATGAAAATTCCTTTTGACGGATTATGATTAAGAATATTTTTATTTATTATCTTTTAATAAATAAAAATGTATACAAGTTCATCAGTAAGATTCTCACCTAATTCGTATTCACCAGAAACCAGAAAACTTCCAAAAAATTGGGAAGTTCGTTTTAGTAGAAGAATTGACATAGGCAGACCATATTATGTTAATTTAGAAACAAAAAAAAGTCAATGGAATTTTCCAGGAGAAGAAAATCAATTGTCTTCTGTATCTAGGCATAGATCTAATATACCAGAAAGGGTATTTAGTCAGGAAGAAATTATCGAGCTAAATAGATTACAAGACGCTCAGCATAGAACAAGGTAATAAATAAACAAGAGATTACACTAAACTATTAGCAAATTCGAAAAAAGAGTTGTACTTAAATCTAATCTAACCAAATTATTTTTTTGTTTTTGGCTACATTTGTATTTAAAATATTATATATTTTAAAACTAAATATTTATCTATTATAAAATGGATTCATTTATATCTGATTTTAATATTTTATTAGTTTCTGGAATTGCTTCAGGAACTGGTTTTATTATTTTTTCGTGGTTTATGTTTAGAAAAAAACAGACCAAAATTAGTTTGTGTGATAAAAATACAACAAAATGTGATTGTACAGAAGGATACTGTGGATATTGCGGTGTAAAAATATGCAAAAATAATAAAAATACGATTATTACTTCTCCTCCAAAAACATTATCTTATAAAATTAAAAGTTTTTTACAAAAACAAATGATTTTTACTAAAAGTTCTAAATTTTTTAATAAACAAATTTCTTTTGTGCATTTTATCTTGAATCCTATTATTGACAGAGTAAGACCTACATTTAAAATCAATACAGAATCTAAATCAGAAAAAATTGTGTCTAAAGTTGCCAAAAATTTATGGGATCAAGGTAAATACACAGAAGCTGCAAAAATAAATGCAGAGCTTCTTAATGTAAAAAAATAGTTTTAAAAGCCAATAGGATCGGTATATTCAGTATTGTATCTAGCATTATGAAAATCCCAATATTCTGGACATCCAAATTTCCATCCTTTTGGTATTTTTGGTGCTTTCCAGTAAAATACGCAATCCTGCCATCTATTGCTACGAGTAGCATTATGAATATAAATAGAATGATAATCTTCGGTTAATTGATCCATAAGATCGCAAAAAAGTTCATATGTTGGAATAATTGAGGCGTAATTACGATATATTTTTTCACGATTTGACTCAATTGGTTCACGAAGAATAAAAATACCGTCAATATTTGTTCGAATAGCAGGTTTAATATCCATAGCATACTGTAAAGAAAGAAGATAAAACATTTTCCAATGACGACCCTTTTTAAACAATGCATTTTGTAATGGTTTACTAAAAACTTTGGGATCATCTGTGCAATCGTCAAGAATAATAACACCCCAAGAATTTTCAAGATGTTGTCGAGCTAATTTTTGTCGTTTTACAAAATCTTTAATTTTTTCTTCATCATATTCATTATAGACAAAAGTACTTGGCATAAATTCAGAAAAGGCATGATTTGTATCTTCAGATCCACTCATAGCCATTCCAATTGGAAAGATATGTTTTTTTGAATATAAAAGGCCAGTAATAAGAGTACTTTTTCCTGTACCTGGTTTGCCTATTACAACAATTTTAGATCCTCCATTATATTCAGGGTCATTTATTTTATGAGTTAAAGGAGGAATAATTTCAGGATCAAGTTCTTGAATTTCGATAGTCGCAGGATTACTCATTTTTGCATTTACTTTTGTCTTGTTTAAACCAAAGTAAAATTTAAAGTTATTATTTAATTTCCTATAAATACACTTGGTTTTAATTCTATTTCATATCCTATATTTTCGGATTCTTTTCTTTTGTTTAAAATAATCATAAAGACAAAAATAGCAAAAACAAATGAAAATGTTATTGAATAACATAATATTAAGGACCAAGATATTGAAAGTTTTCCTGTAATTTGATTTACTACCTGAACCCAACTTGGTGTAAACAAATAAAAAAGTCCTACAAAAATAACAAACGATATAATTATACTATTATATGCCATTGAAATCGGATTTTCTTTATCGATCTCTATTCTCATTTTACTCTAAGTAAAGATTTACATTTTAACACAAATATAAATCTAAGATTAAAAAGAATTAATGATTAATTCGTAAAAAAGTTAATATTTCCCAAAGTACTTTGCAATCAAACTCATTGTATGTAATAATGTCTTTCATTACATCAGAATTTTCTGGATTTTCAGATTCTGAATACGTTTTCCAAGCAAAAATCATAGCATTAGCACCATTTTCACAATTACTATTATTATAAGTAGAAATCATATTATGTTTTCTCATAGCGCCAGCTATAGCTTTTAAACCAAACTTAAAACAATCTTTAATCACTATTGGTTCTTCGCGAAAAAGTTTACATAAATCTGCCCAATTTTTTAGTTTCCAAGAGCTAGTTATATTATTTTTCTTTTTTGTATCACCACTTTGATTCGCAAATTCAAATTGTCTACATTCTGCAGAATTCCAAAAACTTGATTCTGCGTGCCAATAGTATATTTTAGGATTACCACGATCAATAACAAATTGAGAAAATTCATTCATAATTCGATATTCTTCTTCATGCGTTGGTTTAGAGCAAATAAAATTTTTATATTTCCAGTGCCCTTTCTCACACCATCCAGCACCAATCATAAAAATTATGTCTGTTTTTGATTGTTCAGGAAGCGACGAAAAATCAGAAAAAATATCACTCATTGTTTCAAAGTCAACATATAATTCATTACTTTCTGTTTTCCAATTATATAAAGTGCTTTTTATTACTGCTGGTCTAATTTTATCAGAATTTTGCCTATTAATATTTAAAATAGCATCTATTGTATGTCCCCTAACTCCAGATATATTCATTTTTTCACTAGAACATCTGTTATCACGCCAAGTCTTAATTCCCTTCTTAATTGCAATATTTCTTTGTTTTACACCAACATACCAAATATTAGTAATTTCTCCTATCATATTTGATATTTTTTCTTTTTCAGTATTCCATTTTCCAGAATCAACACACATATTTGGATATAATTCAATCCTAGATGGAGGATTTATACTCCAAGTATGACCGAATTGTCTTACATCTCTAACCCATTGAATTGCTTCTTTAGTTCGATTTTTATAGTCTAAATCAACAGAATTATAAGAAATTTTACCTAAACGATTTAGACATGTTTTATTGTAATTTTCAGATCCTTTTTTATTACATTTCCATCTTCGTCCCATAATAAAAGAATATGGAGCTGTAAATCCTTGAATTAAACCAACTGCTTCAGTGTACACTAAACACTGTGATTTGTAAGCTGGGTAACTTCCAGAATTTAAAAGATGTATTCCATCTGCTCTTAGAGGTAAGGTTGAAAACTTAATATCTATCACTACATAATGGTATGGCTTTTTAAGATTTGGTGCTGAAGTTACAATTTCATCTTGTGATAAACAAATATTATCTACTAATTTCTCTAAAAAATCACTACGTATTAAAATATCAATAACTCCTTGAGTATAATTTAGATTGTTTCTTACCGGAGCCGAATGAATAAGAGGTGTTCCTGAAAACATAAGATTTTTAGTTTTAAGCAAAGATTCATCTGTAATATATTCTGAAACACTTACAACAGGAATTTTATTTTGATTAATATACTTTATTAACTCAGTTTCAAATTCTACACCTTTGTTCATAATAAATTCTGTAAAACCATAAGAAGAATGAATTGATAAAGATTTTTGAACACCACGACAATTACCAAGCTTTAACCAATCTACCAGAGAGTCATTAATCATATAATTATATAAATGACTTGCTGAAACCATATCTAAAACTGGTTGTTCTTCTTGCAAGGCAATATCATTACAAAGTTTTTGTTTTTTAGACCTAGTATTTGAAGCGATACAATCAAGACTCCTTTTTGAACACCTCATTTAATTAAATGCGTATTAACTGTTTAGATTAAACATTATATACAATAATATTTTATCATTTTTATTTTTCGTTATAGTTATTTGTAGGAACACATTTTATCGTGTGGCGTCTAAAAAGAGAAATAAATTAAAAATACGCTCATTTCGTGTAGATTTTTTATTTGCACATAAGTATGCACCGTATGAGTAGTGTGATTGAGAATTTTTACATAATACGAGTTTATTTAACAATTTTGGTTTAACTTGTTCTATAATTTTCAATTGATCTTTCATTCTTATTATAATTTTACTTGATATAATTTTAAATAAAAGTAAAATACTAAAAACTAAAATTGGTTTTAAAAAGCAAAATAATAAATTAACAAATAACAATGCAGACTGGTAAAATTTTTCCTTATAGTTGGCATATAGATGATGAAGAAGAAGAAATTACTTCCATAAGAATATACGGGATCGACGAAAATAACGCAAATGTATGTCTTCGAGTTGACAATTTTACGCCTTATGTTTATATTGAACTTCCAGATAAAATACGTTGGAATGCTGGAAATGCACAACTTGTTGGAAATAAGATAGACGAGTTGTTAGATAGGCAAAAACCTTTAAAAAAAATGTTAATGATGAAAAAGAAATTATATGGTGCTCATGTTGAATCAAATGGCTCGACAAAACTTTTTCCCTTCTTGTTCTGTTCTTTTTCTGCAAGAAAAGATATAAAAACGCTTGGTTTCAAATTGAGAAGTTCTTTAAACGTGGTTGGAATAGGAATGATTAAATTAAAAATGCACGAATCGGATGCAGATCCTATTTTACAACTGACTTGTTGCAGACAAATTTCTACTGCAGGATGGATAGAGTTTCACGGTAAAGCTCAACAAGAAGGTGAAAAAATAACAATTTGTGATTATGAGTTTAAAGTAAAATGGAAACATTTATTTCCAATAATTAGCGACAAAGTTCCTTGTCCAAAAATTATGGGGTTTGATATTGAGGTTAATTCTTCAAATCCATCAGCTATGCCTAATCCAAATAAACAAGGTGACAAAGTATTTCAAATTTCTTGTGTAATATCAAGATATGGAGATAATCAAGAAAATTATGAAAAATACTTACTTACTTTAGGACAACCAGATCAGAATATTGTTGGAGAAGACGTACTCATTTATATGTATGATACAGAAGCGGATCTTTTAATAGGTTTTACTAAATTTATTAGAGAAGAAAATCCAAATCTTATTGTTGGTTATAACATATTAGGTTTTGATATTCCTTATATGATTGATAGAGCAAAATTTCATATGTGTATTTTTGATTTTGATAAACAAGGATTTCATAAATACGCACATGCACGTGAAAAAACAATTAAATGGTCATCTTCTGCATATAAGAATCAAGAATTTCAATTTCTTGATGCGGAAGGCCGAGTATATGTTGACCTTTTACCTTTAGTAAAGAGAGATTTCAAATTTAGCAATTACAAGCTAAAAACAATTGCAGAGCACTTTATTGGAGAAACAAAAGATCCACTCAGTGTAAAAGGAATATTCAAATGTTATAGGATTGGTGTGACAAAGAATAAAGATGGTGAATACAGTAAAATGGCAAAAAAAGCAATGGGTTTGGTAGGACGCTACTGTTTTTCTGAAGGAACTCAAATCAGTTTAGTTCATGGTACTATTTCAATTGAACAAATGGTAAATGGAAATAACACACTTCTTTCTTGGAATGAAAAAACAGATACTATTGGAATTTCAGAACAACTTAAATTTTTTAATAACGGTGTTCAAGAATGTATTGAATTAGAACTTGAAGATGGTAGAAAAATAACATGTACACCAGATCATTTGATAGCAAATGAAAAAGGAGAATGGATCAAATCAGAAGATTCTCTTGGTATAAGAATTAAAGTAGGAGTTATTTTACCTAGCATTGGTATTGATACTAAAGATATGATATTAAGTAGAATACTTGGATATTTGTCTACAGATGGTCATATTGGAAAAGATCAATGTGTCGCATGTATTGGAAATTTAATGGATGCTACTATTTTAGCAAAAGATATAGAAACACTATGCGGAGTATTACCAAATATTAGAAAAGATAAAAATTGTTATACAATTAATATTCCTTCGTCATTATCTAATAAGATTAGAAAAATTAGTGGAATAGAGTGTGGTAATCGAACAAATGGAAATCATGGTCTTCCTGATATGACATTATGGGATGATAATTCTATCAAAGAATTTTTAGGAGGCTTATTTGGAGGAGATGGGTGGTGTCCATCTTTAACAAAAGAAAATAAATTTACAACAATAGGATTTACACAATCTCGAAATTTGCGAGAAAATATAGTAAATTATATGAATATTATTGTTGATTATTTGGCTAAATTTAATATATCATCTCATTATAGAATCAGTGAAAGAGTTACGGAAGTTAAATCATTATTTATTGGGCAATTAACCATACCGCAAAGTAGTTTAGAAACATTTGTAACTACTATAGGTTATAGATATTGTTATCACAAAACGTTAAGAGCATCGGTTGCCATTATGCATTATAGAATTAGAGATAAAGCATATGTTACTCGAAAAAATTTATACGAGTCTGTTATGGTTTTAGTTAATACAGGAATGTCTGTACAAAAAGCTTATAATAAAGCAATGGAAACAATAAAAACACCAGAATATATGCCAAAATATGGAACTATAAAACAATGGGTTAAAAAGGGATATTTAGATGGAAGACCTGATCAAGTCAGTAGACAATTTCCTAATGCTACTAAATTTGTAGATATAATTGGTGCTAAATGTATATTTGAAAAAACAGATAAATTTCATACATATTCGATGAGTAAAGAGCAAACATCATTACCTGTATTTTCATTATCTGTTATTGGAATAAAAGAAGTCGGTAAAAAACAAGTTTATGATATAGAAGTTAAGGACACACATTCATATATAGCTGAAGGACTAGTAGTACATAATTGCGTACAAGATAGTATGCTAACTGTGATGCTTATGGACAAGCTACAAACTTGGACAAGTCTTACAGAAATGGCAAAAACGTGTTGTGTACCTATTTTTACATTGTATACTCAAGGACAACAGATCAAAGTGTATAGTCAACTTTATAAATATTGTATGTACGAAAACATTGTTGTTGAAAAGGATGGTTATCAAGTATCAGAAGCAGAGAGATATGTAGGTGCGCATGTATTTCCGCCAGTACCAGGTCAATATAATCAGGTTATCCCTTTTGATTTTGCTTCTCTGTATCCAACTACGATTATTGCTTATAATATTGATTATCATACTTGGGTATCTGATGAATCAGATATTCCAGATAATAAATGTCATATAATGCATTGGGAAGATCATATTGGATGTGAACACGATCCAAAAGTTATTAGAAAAATGGAGTTGAGTAAATTAATAGAAAAAGAACAAGCAGATATTAAAAAACTTAGAGATAAAAAAAATAAAACAACCGACAAGTTTAGGAAGAAAGAATTAGCTGATGAAATACAAATTCTTGTAGATGCTCTTAAACCATATGTTAAAGAACGTTCAGATTTAAACAAAAGCAAGCCTAAATTTCCTATGTGTGCAAAAAGATATTACCGGTTTTTGAAAGAACCTCGCGGGGTTTTACCAACTATTATTCAAAATCTTTTAGATGCTCGTTCTCACACGAGAACTGTTGATATGGTTAATGTTAAGAAAAAAATTAGACAACTAGAATCTTGTGATGGAGATAACATCAAAGAAATTGAATCTTTGAATAGTTTGCTTAATGTATTAGATAAACGCCAATTAGCGTATAAAGTGTCTGCTAATAGTATGTATGGTGCAATGGGAGTAAGAAGAGGTTATCTTCCTTTTATGCCTGGTGCAATGTGCACAACTTATATGGGTCGTAAAAATATTGAAATTACAGCAGATACAATTGTAAAAAAATTTGGAGGAGAGTTAGTATATGGAGACACAGATAGTAATTACATTAATTTTCCTTTAATGAAAGATAAAACGGATGAAGAATTATGGAAATATTCTGAATTTGTTGCGGATGAATTAACAAAGTTGTTCCCACCCCCTATCAATTTACAGTTTGAAGAGCAACTCTATCCGTTCTTCTTCATTTTGACCAAGAAAAGATATATGTATAGAAAGGTTGAAAAAAAAGGAAATAAATTAGTTTATTCAGATAGCATTGGAAAAAAAGGAGTCTTGTTAGCAAGACGTGATAACAGTAATTTTGTCAGAGTAGTATATGAAGGAGTTATTAATAGAATTGCTGATAAAACTCCAAGAGATTTAGTTTTATACTGGGTACTAGAACAAATCAATAAAATGTTTTCTGGTTGTAATCCACACTCAGATTTTGTAGTTACTAAAGCGGTGGGAAATTCCGGAGGTTTTCAAGGCGAAGCTTTTACAAATGAAAAAGGAGTTAGAAAAGCTAAAGTTGGTGATTATACTGTTAAAATACTTTCTTCTGATCCAACTGAAAGAGAAGAACAACTAAAGCAAAAAGGTGCAGAAAACGAAGAAGAATACTATCTTCTTTCTTTGCCAGCACAAGTACAGCTTGCCGAACGTATGCAACGGAGAGGTCAAAGAGTAGACGCTGGAAGTCGTTTAGAGTATTTAATAACTGATCCAGAAAGACATACTGCCAAACAATATGAAAAAGTCGAATGTGCAGAATATTATGCAAAACATAAATATGCTATAAAAATAGATTATTTTTACTATTTGAAAGCTTTAGCGAATCCATTGGATCAAGTACTGTCGGTTGCATTTCCAGGGGTTGTTGAATTCGTGTTGGAACAATATAAGTTCAGATATAAAGTTAGACGTAATTTGCTGAATGAACTGACTGAGTTGTTTACACCTAAACTCAAATTTATTGAATAGAAAAAATATAACAAAACAAGGATACAATATTTTGTAAAGCAAAATAGCTAATGATCTAGTAAAAGATAGTCATCTGCATTATAAAAATACTTGAATTTAAGGGGTGTATTTCTTGCCAACCCTTGGATTTTTTAACAAAGCTATTTAAACAAATGAGAATATATGATAAAATGGAACTAATTAACCAAATCGATCAAACATTTTCTTTCAATAAAAATACTATTAGAATAGTTGGTACTTATGACAAACCATGGTTTGTTGCAAAAGATGTTTGTGAATTATTGGATATAAAAGATAATAGGAGTGCTTTAAGAATTTTACCAGATAAATGGAAGGGAGAGCAAGTTTTGCCCACCCTTGGAGGTAATCAAAATATGGCTATTATTAATGAGTTCGGTCTTTATAAGATTATTATGAGATCAAACAAGCCAAATGCTGAGAAATTTCAAGAATTTGTGTGCGAAGAGATATTACCATCTATTAGAAAGACAGGAGAATATAAGTATCAAAAGATATTAGACGAAAAAAATAAATTAGAAGAAGAGAAACTTGAATTGAAAGAAGAAAATAATTTTTTGACAGAGGCACATATTGAAAAGAATAAAGAAATTAAAAATTTACAAAATAAGGTCATCCAGAAACAGAAGATTCGTAAATGTGAGGATAGAAATTGTGTGTATCTTGTTCAAGATGAACATCACAAGAAGGAAAGACTGTATATTATTGGAAAAGCAATCGATCTTGATTGTAGATTATCGAGTTATAATAAAACTCACGATACTAAAATAATTTATTATAGATCTTGTAACAGTGCAAAACAGATGAATCATATTGAAAAATGCGTTTTGACCAAACTTGATAGGTACAGACAAGTAGCCAATCGTGATAGGTTTATTCTTCCTGAAAATGAAGATATTTCATTATTTACAAATGTGGTCGATTTATTTGTTGATGCTTTTAGTGACGTGGATGAATCAGTTGATATTGAAAAAGATTTAACTGAAGATGAAATTAAACAAAGAAAAATGAATGCGAGGTGTGAATATTATGAGGATAATCCAGATTACCAACCTGAATACCGTAAAAAATATCGTGAAAAAAACAAATATGCGTTGAATGCATATAGTAAAAAATATTATGAAGAACATAAAGATGAACATAATGATATAAGTGCAAAATATAGAGAAGAACATAGTGATGAGATCAATGAAAATAGTAGAAAATATTATGAAGAACATACGGAAAAATTCAAAGAATATAAAAAAGAATACTATGAAAAAAATAAACAATCCGTTCTCGAAAGAGCGAAAGAATATTATATTGAAAATAAAGAGATAGTTCTTGAAAAAACGAACGAAAGATATGTAGAAAATAAGGATAAAATACTTGCATATCAGTCTGAAAAGATATTGTGTGAATGTGGCGTTATACTACAAAGAAACTATATGGCAAAACACAAAAGAACTGAAATTCATCGTTTATCACTTGAAAACAAGTTGGCAGAAAATCCTAGCCAAGAAGTGCTAAAAATTACTTGTACTTGTGGTCATGAAGTTAGAAGTAACTACATGAAGAGACATTTAGCTTCAAAGATTCATGAAACAGGTGTAAAAATTCAACAAAAGAAATTAGACTTATAATTTAACAGAAATATATCTTTTTACTCCAAAAGTCAAGTTTATTGACTAAATATAAGTAATACAATTGATGGTAGATAATTAAATTATATAATTTAATTATTGTCACATTCGTCTTATTTATTTTTTTGGAATACAATAAAATTATCGTCTTGAATAAGAGTAAACCCAAATTCAGTATACTTCTTTATTATATTATTATATTCGGAAGTCTCAAGAATATTAATTTCACCATTATAACCAACTTTAGTTATTAGTATATGTCCTTTAGTTTTTAATATATAATATATAAATTCTAAATCCATAATATAATCTGGACACGTTTGTAACACAATAAGATCATAAAAATCTTTATGATTTTTGATAAACTCGTTTGCGTTAGAGTCAGATTTATCTAAAATCATATTAAAATCAGATTTATCATTATCAGGCTTCTCAAGATCAACCATATATTTTATATCAACACTTTCAGCATCAGTTATTTTTAAAAAATCTTCAATAATATATTCTAGTTTTGGAATTACAGATTCTTTTATAGACTTATCATTAAGACTCTCTTTACGTTGACAAAGTACCAATACTGATTTTCCTTTTTCTAAATGATTATATATTCTCTGTTTTCGCATACGATCTTTTTCCCGTTTTTGTAGTCTTTCTTTCAAATTATTTGTTATTGGTTTTTTTATTGTTCCAGAAGAGAAAGAATCTGCATTTTTATGTAAAAATTCTTCTTCCGTATCAAGATTTTTTATACTCAAATCTGCACAAATGCGTGATCTCAACTCCTCATCATCACCAATTTCAGGTGGAGGAAGTCCTTTTGCTTTGTTAAATTCTTGAGCAAAACGCAACAAATGCCTGTTAGATTTATATTCCATACAATCATTATAAGAAGAAAAAGGATCTTGATTACTCATGCCCTTAAAACGACCCATCCAACCAGCATATCCGATTGAATCAGGATGAGCTGCATTTTCACGTAGTATTTTTGTTGCATTAAGAAAAGTAAGCCAACGACGCTTCGCAAATGCAAAGTACAGTCGTTTTAATATAGGATATGAGCGAGGTGTGTAGCCAGACGAGCGATCATCATTTGCACGAATAAAAAAGCGTGTTAGAACTAGAGGTGCACCTCTTATGAGTAATGCACGCTTTAGAGAGTATGAAATAACTCCGTTTGATTCAAATTTATCAGAGTCATAGACCTCTTCATCATATAATCGTGTATCATCAATAGGATTATCAAAATAAAACATTGCATAAGCAACATCTGCTGGATCAGGATTCAGAAGATCATAGTCTAAATAAGGAGAAGTCTGACCTTGTTTTATAATATTTATAATTCTTTTGATTGCAGCCGAACTATGAATATATTTATTTTTAATAACTTTGAGTCTCTGAAATATACACTTATTAGATTCATCCAATTCATCATCGTTTGAGTTTGCAAAAATGTCGTAAAAACCGTCTTTGTTAACAACAACAATTGCCGTATTCTGATTATTATTTGTCCTACATAACCAAATTTCTGTGACTTCTGTAACTTCTTCTAGAATCTCGTCTACAACATCTTGTAATACCCATTTAGGAACGTTTTTTGGTCCTTTAAATGATGCAGATTTAAATTCATAATCTGTATCTGGTTCTCTGCCTGACCATCCATAAAGAAACCTAGTCTGCATATGGTAAGACCACCCCTGAACATACTTTTTTAGAAGTGGTACATTTGTAGATTTGGAGTATATCATTGTTAGCTTATATATTGTTCTGAAGCCATACTTATTTTTCTGCATAAATTTATTAAAATTTCTGCGAAAAGATGGTTTCTGAAATCCAATATCGTAGACCGATGCAATAAGATCATCGTCATCCATTTGTCTGTTCATTTAATATATAGATAGTTAAAAAAATTAACTTAATAATTATTTATAAGACTTCCTCTTGATCTAGAAAACATATCATTCATATGTATCTTGTTCCTGTTGAAATGTAAAAATATTACGGATTCATAGCTAATTTTGAAACTCTAGTATAAAATAATACTCTATCAAATATTATTTTAACACTTTTGGTGTACTTATATATTATTATGCAGGAATCAATATAGATATTTATTATAAAAAACTAACTGATCAAACTGTTTATGTTACAAATCTTACAGATATTCTGATGTAACTGATAGCCTCAGAAATAAAAAAGCGGTATATTTACACTATTGGAAATATTTACAAAAATAATTTTTTCCTATAGTCTAATTATCAACAATACCAATTCTGATTGTATAATTATTTATATTCCAAACATAAAACTCATATCTGTTACGTTGCTCGTGTCCCATCTTGCAATATCTTGGTTAAAAACGGTTGCGTTCTCAAACATTTCGGACATATCGGTGACTCTGCTCGTGTCCCATCTTCCAATATCTTGGTTAAAAGCTCTTGCGTCTTTAAACATTCCGGACATATTGGTGACTCTGTTCGTGTCCCATCTTCCAATATCTTGGTTAAAAACTACTGCACGATTAAACATTCCACTCATATTTTGAACTATGCTCGTGATCCAACTTCCGCCTCGGCCTCTAATATCTTGGTTAAAAGCTCTTGCATCAGAAAACATCAAACTCATATCTCTTACGTTGCTAGTGTCCCATCTTCCAATATCTTGGTTAAAAATTATTGCATTAGCAAACATTCTAGACATATCTCTTACTTTGCTCGTTATCCAACTTCCAATATCTTGGTTAAAAACTATTGCACGACTAAACATCTGACTCATATCTGATACTCTGCTAGTGTCCCATCTTCCAATATCTTGATTAAAAGCTCTTGCATCATTAAACATCATTAACATACTTATAACTCTACTCGTGTTCCAACTTCCGTTTCTACCTCCAATATCTTGGTTAAAAGCTCTTGCATTAGCAAACATTCCGGACATATCTCTGACTTTGCTCGTGTCCCAATCTCCAATATTTTGGTTAAAAGACATTGCACCAGAAAACATCAAACTCATATCTGTTACTTTAGAAACATCCCAATTTGAGATATCTGAATTAAATATTCGATTAGAAACAAACATAGAATTCATAGTTGTCACTCTGCACGTATTCCAATTGGTAAGCCCTCTAAAAATTATATTACTATAATTCATAAACATATTGTTCATATTAGTTATATTAGAAACATCCCAATATGTAAGGTCAAAAATATACATATTTCTTACACCGTCTACGTTTATAACATCAGATAATGTGTTCATAGCCCTGTTTATAACATCAGATAACGTGTTCATATTTGTTACACCCCTTACATCCCAATATTTAATCGAAGGACCTTCTCTTATTTCTTCTCTAATCCATCGTTGTAAATAATTACTCCATGTATCGTTTGTTAATTTAATTCGATGGTCATCTGGCTGATTTCCTAAAAGAAAAGCACGTTCATACGCATCTGTTACAGTTTCTCTATATGCTAGCCTTTCTAATAGGGATCTCGCAATTGGATCTCCGTCCCTTAAACAATCAATCAAATCATGCACTCTGCTTGTGTATAAATAGTTATCAATTACATTTCTTTGATGATCGATAATTATATTTTCCAACCAATCAAACGTTTTATTTGCAAGAATAAACCTATTTGATTGGCAATCATACCCCATTGAATGAAGACAATTTAACCATAAACGAGTTCTGATTAGACATAGGCTCTTTTTATTTTGTGCGAGAAACAAACAATCTATTAAATTAAAGTTTCCTATATTGAAAAGGCTATCAAATATTTCAATCCCATTTTCTTGTTTTAAAAGACTGTTTAGTGTTACAATTAAGATGTCTTTTGGTAAGATTTCTA